CATCAAGTGTAGGAGCTGGCCCAATTTGTGCAGCTACATCAGCACCACGCGATGGCGCGACAGCTTGCAAATTGCTTTTGCGGTCAAATAATCCCATGCACCCATTTTCTCAAAATGTCAAGCATCAACCCACTAAAACATCAATTTCCGTTTCTGGGCGTGTCGCAAAGTGTGTGCATAGCGCGGCTGCTACGGCAGCACACACGGCCGATTGGCTGGCACGCCTTCCAATGACCCATCCGCCATCACCGCGCCTCAATTGCACAGCTGAGAGCATTTGCTCAGTAAGCGATGATTGGTTTCGGTGTTTCAATCTGCCGCTGTTGATTGCGCCCAATAACTCATCACAAGCTTGTGGGTAATCGGCATCCATGTCATGGATTGGAATACCTGCCGGTTGCATTCTTGCCGCAACCGCGCCAGATGTGCGCCTTGAATAGAGCAAATACTCAATCGGATATTTGCGGCAATAACTAGCTGCATCATTGGCAATTGCCCGATCATCTAGCTGTATGGTGTTTTCCCATGTATGCAACAACTTTATGACAAAGCTCTCTGATCCAAGCTTTTGAGCCGCGACCAATGCACAATGCTTTCTGTCCGGTGAAATATCAATTGCCATCCATGTGAGCTTGTCCTCATCAAGATCAATAGTTTCATCTCCACAGGCTTGCCACTCTTTGGCTCCAATAACGCTGGAAATTGTTTGAACCCAACGATTCAAAACCTCGGTTTGCACAACATCTGGAGGATCATTGAAAACGGCCCGGATATTGTCGGGGTGAATTGTTATGTTGAGTCCGGGATTGGCAAAAGCTGCATTTTCCAATGAAATCTCATCGGTCGGAGCTGACCATTCAAAATAGCCCACATCATCGGTTGCACCACTAGCTGCGGCCAATCCGCGCTCTCTTAATTGGTTGAGCACAATGCTGTGAGAATCACCGGCCGTGGAAAAGCAATTGACCTGTGGGTTTTTGGCAGCCATCAATGTGTATCGCATTGCAGCAAATGTTTCCATGTCGTGCAGCTCTCGGATTTCATCCATGTGGATGGATTCGGGTTTGCTCAAACCTCTAGCTGCTGATCCACCAGCTTTGATGATAAATCTATTTCCTGCAATGGTCTGAATTTCCTCGGCTCCATGTTGCCAACGGATTCGCTTGACTTGATTTGCCAAATCTGCATTTTCCTCAATAATCTGCACAATCGCCCGAAATTGCTCTAGCGATGTCACCAGTCGGTGAGCTGTGGAAACTTGCAAACTCTCATTCCAATGGAAAAGCCCCATCAAGATTCTGGCCATCATGTAGGTCGATTTTCCATTTTGGCGTGCAACTGTGGCCACCGAAATTGGATGGTGATACCTGCCATCTGGCTTTACCTTGAGAGAATGCTCGGCCAGCCATTTTTGCCATGGCATAAAGCCGCCATCAATGATCTGGTCGGCGAAATCAATCAGCTCAAGCCCACGCGATGGCAAATCATTGAGTGGTGAGTGGATTCGTGGAGCTGTTACCGGCAAAAAAACCGATTCCAGCCTATCTGAGACTAGTTCAGCCGTATCGCCACCAACTATGACCTGTTCAGCCTTAATCATGACTTATCGACTCGTTTTGGGGTATAAACACACCATGGAGAGTCGGGGGTGTCTTTGTCTCCTCAAAAAAACGACCTCCTTTGACTAAATTGCAATTTTGGCACAATTGCCTCAAATTCCAGATTTCGTCTCCTCCACCAAGCCTCTTAGGTATCACATGATCAATGTGCATTGGGCCTTCGCTTTGACTGCATATCTGACAGCAACCATCGCGCTTCAACACCAGCTCTCTTAGCTTACGCCAACGGCTGGTGCTGCCACCTGTCCAGTTCTTAGACATCAATGCCACCCATGTTTCTTCCAATGAGCTAATGCACCATTGCATATCTTGCCTTGATACCTGTGATCTATGTATCGCAAGCTCCAGTCAATCATGCGATAACCATCGAGGTTGCGATACTTGGTATTACGCATTTGACCTAATCCAAAGTGATTGCCATTGGGATTGATAGCTTCTACTCTCCAATTGCTTTCTTTAGTTATCAAGGTGTTAAAGCATTGGAATTCTTTGTAGTTAATGATTCTTGAATGTGCATAAAGCTTTAATGAATCAATTGATGTGCTTTGTTTAACAGCTTCTGTTGCATGAGCCGGTGTCATGCCAATGACACAAAGCCCGCCCAAAACCACCAAGAATCGTCTGCGAGCTAACCGGCCAACCGGCTCGCTAACGAGTCTCGATGGTAGCAACCATGTCAAGCAGCGAGCGTAATCTTGAGCGAGTCCCACAGGTTTCGCACACATGTGAATAACTCCTGTGGATAACTTATTCATTGACTCAGCTCTGCAATCCGAGCATCATCGACAATCTTGATGCCAAATGTGCCGCATCCCATGCATTGAGCAAACCATTCGTGCTCTGTTAATTCAGCACCTTTCTTTAATCCAAAGCGTTGCTTAGGCTTTCCATAAAGCTTCTTGCAAATCGCGCAATCAAACAAGAGGATGTGCATAATTACTCCTTGCCAATGTCTCGATGGGTTGCAGGTTAGTTTGTGGCACAGTCCAATTGTCTTGGCTGGTGTTTTTATATCGTGGCTTCTTGGCTATTACAACAGGTATCCATCCAACAATGTGCATCTTTGGATAATGACCTGTAACAAGAACAGCAATATCACGATCATGGCGGTCACTCTCTTGTATCCATAGATTCGATGTTGGATTTGCTGACCATTTGACTTCAATATGATCGCCCACATCGGCCTTTGATTTATCCCATGTGATTCCAGGTTGATAGTCATAACCTAGGCGTTCAGCAACAACCCATTCAGCTGCCATTGATTCAGCCATTTGCGCCACATACTCAAACCATGACAAATTTTTTTGGAAGCGCGTGGGATGATCCACTTCACGATCCTTGCAATGTTGCATTGCTGAGATTATGCATTGAATCTCAATAAGTTTGCTCATCGGCAATCACCACAAAACCAAATAATGTTTTCCGTGTGGTCATAACCTTTTTGATAACCAAATTGATCTAATCGCCTCAGCTGTGAGCACTTGTCACATTGCTCGATTTTGTATTCTTCGACCAGCACACCATTGCACATCAATTTGGCTGTCATGCTCTGTGGATGGATAATTTCAATGTAATCGCTCATGGTTACACCTGTGGCTTAAATGTGCCATCGCTGCTCAGCACATACCATGCAGGTTTGCATTGTTTTTCTTTGGCTTTTTCGCTGCAAAAGTATCCGGCCCATGGTTTAGGTGCATCGGGTTTGCTTTGATTCCATCGCATTGATCCATGTGAGCACATTGGCACGCCATTAACAGCCCATCCAGTTTCATCAGCTTCTTCAGCTTCTTCTCTGGTTTTATAGCTTGGCACATCGCCAAATTTGGTTGTCCAGTAATCATGGTCAGCAGCTGGTGTTTCAGTCTTAACCGATGCCATAACCTCCTTTGTAGCCTTTTCCGTGCCACCCATAACCAAAGCCATTACCCGCATCAAAGCTGATGTGCAAGTATCTTCTATCATCCAACGGCGCATTTTGTCGCTGTAAGCTGCAAGAAAACCATGTGCATGGTCAATGCCGGCAGGATCAATCTCTGTCTGATTGCGCCATGCTTTAGCTTGAACAAGCACATAGCCTTTTTCTGCATTAAATTCAATGATGTGCGTTTCAAGCCGGCCTTGCGGATATGTAGCAATCCACCTGTCAGTCCGCTCTTTATTGCCTTCGTATGAGTCCATGAACGCCATTAGCGCACCGCCTGACCTGATGCATGACGGCCTACTGCCTTGCCTCGCTGGTAACCATCTTTGTGGCCTTCTTTGTATCCAACCGCATAGCTGCAAATGGCCCATAAAATGCATGCCAGCACCATAAATATAAACACACCGATTTCACCTGATGTCATTTTTTTGCTCCCGTTTCTGGGAGCCGTGTCTCAGCTCCCGAAATAGAGAGTGACAGGCAAAACCGACAAATTCAAGATTCCCGCGTG